ATAAACAACTCAGTTAAAAAAGGACCTGTCCGAATTGCCAACGAAACTGCCAGCACTTGGACCTGTGCCAACCCTTATACCAAGACCAATGTTAATGTAGCACAAGGTCCTAGAACTGGTAACCCAGGCACCATGAGCAAGCGTCGAGACTTTGTGGCTGCCAAAGAGTCACGTGAACCCATTGCCACCATGATTGAAGATGCCTTTGCTGCACGTGAACAACGTGACTATGCTGACAAGACATTTCCCAAACAAGGTGCCATTGAACCTGATGTGAAGCCTCGTCGGTTCAAGCGTTAACTAAATATCCTTGCTGGGTGACCAACTATCTCAGCAAGGATGTTGAAGCAGTGTATTTTGGTAGTTTCTCCACTGCGTTACTGATTCAGTAACTCAAGACTAAATTGCCACCCAGCATTGTATCAGAATTGAAAGGAACCACAATGAAAAAAACCACGACCCCCACGGCCAGCCTGGCTGAAATCAACCACTGGGATTTGCCAGAAATACCAGCAGAATCAACGGCAGCTGCTACCCAGCATACTGACGGCAAAATCTCCCCACCTGCAGGCGTCCGAATCAACGAAAAAGACAAGTCAACTGCGTCAAACTCAGCAGATTCTGAGCCTTTATATGACCTTGACGGTCTTATGACTGACTTCCCAACTGCCACTGAATTAGAAAAGTTTGTGTTTGATCAAACTGGCATTGTGTTGAGTCTCAAAGGCCGTAGCAACAAGTTCAAATATCAAACTGCCATGGATGTGCTGAACGGTGCCAAACCAGATGACTATATGATTGGCACTGAGAATCCCTACCTGGACAAGAACGATCTAATTCCAGTGGATGAACTACGCACCAGTTTTCCGCCTTGTGAGGAAGTGGCAGGAGTGCCCATGGTGGCATTTTTCAACAGCAAACAGTTTCCACATCCAGATCCCGAATGGAAAGCCGCTGGTCAGAAGTGTGATGTGATTTTTAAAAAGTATGCCAACAATGTGGTTACCTATGAAATCATTGGGCCAGTTTCTGCCAGAGCAGTGGGCACACGGGTCAACAAGTTTGGCAAGGAAGTGCCAGAAAAGTATACCTGGGTTGATCCACGCGAAGGCGAGCGTGTGATACGTGATCAAAATGGTCGCTTTACTGCCATAGGCACACGTCTCAAAAGTGCACTACAGCGTGCCAAGATCAACAAGAGTGATTATTGGACAGTATGGATTGATCGCGACTTTGTAATGGGATCCGATCTACACCTTCACGCCGACAGTCCTTGGGAAATGTAATGCAACCCATCGTACAGGATCAAGCAGTTCAAGAAGTGCTGATAAGGCAAAAGGTCAATCGAGTACATCGAGAAGCCTTTGCTGAAAAATATCCAGGACAGGTGGAACATTGCCTGCGCTTGGTCATGGAACGCCTGCAGGCCGGCCTGGACAAACGTGTGGGCATTGATGTGGCTGATCCTGATACCTGGTTGATGAGCACACAAGAAATACAAGATCTAGTGGTGGCCGCATATCAATTGAATAGCATTAGAAAAGAATTACAATGAATTATCAACTCGTACAGGGCGACAACCGGACGGCCCTCAAAACATTTCCGGACAACTCGTTTGATTCGATCGTCACAGATCCACCCTACGGCATAGACTTCTTGGGCAAGGCCTGGGATGCCAACACTGGGGCACTGGAGACCTATCAAGAGTGTTTAAGAGTGTTAAAACCTGGAGGGCACATCCTGGCATTTTCGGCCGCACGCACCTATCATCACTTGGCCATCACCCTAGAACAGGCCGGCTTTGAAATCCGTGATCAAATCATGTGGATCTACAGTTCAGGCTTTCCCAAAAGCCAAGTGGTCAAGACACATCCTGGATGGGGCACTGGATTAAAACCTGCACACGAACCCATTGCCTTGGCTCGCAAACCCATAAAAAGTTCTATTCGAGCCAATATGGACCAACACGGTGTGGGTGCACTCAACATTGATGCTTCGAAAGTAGAGCGAGACCAGGAAGAGTCTCGCTTTCCCAGCAATGTCATAGGTGAGATTGAATCCTATCAAAAGTATTTCTATTGTCCCAAGGTGTCGCGTGCGGAACGGCACATTGGACATGAAACACCGCCTGCCATGTTTGGTAATGTCAAAGGTGCTTATGCACCAGATGGCAATCGTATGGCAGTGGGGTTGGATGCCAGAACAGATGCCAACAAGGGCAACAATCATCCCACGGTCAAACCCATAGAACTCATGAAGTATCTCATACGCTTGGTCACACCCCCTGGTGGACAAGTTTTAGATCCTTTTGCTGGATCAGGATCCACAGGTTGTGCTGCAGTGGAATTGGGAATGAATTTTGTTGGCATTGAATTGGATCCTGCTTATATAGACATTGCACACAAGAGGATTCTAGCCTGGTATCAGCACACTCATCCCACCACTTTCCAGGATCTGTTTCACTGTGCTTGATTCTGGTGTACTCATGCGTCGAGCCTTGACCTGGACCTGTGATCAACATGCGTTACGACCAGCCAGCATTGAGGCCATGCCTACTGATGCTCGCAATCGATTCCAGGACCTGGTAATGGCCACTGCTGATGACATGCAGTATAACCAGCTGCAATATTTTAGACCATTTGAACATCAGTTGCGATTCTTTGCCACTGGTCACAGTGAGCGTCGTGGTATACTGGCAGCCAATCGTATTGGCAAGACTGTGAGTACTTGTTATGAAACTGCCATGCATCTAACAGGACGCTATCCTGACTGGTGGCGTGGAAAAACTTATGACCGACCCATTGTGGCCATGGTGGCAGGTGAAGGATGGAGTCAGGTGGCCATGGTGCTGCAAAATGAACTGTTAGGAACACAAGATGTCAAGATTGCCAACAACATTGGAACTGGTGCTATACCCCGTGATTGTATCATTACAGATACTATGCGTAATGATGGCGCGAACTGCTTGGGCGTTGAGATACGCCACCACAGTGGCGCTAACAGTTACTTACTATTTGCAAACTACACCCAGGAAGTACGCCAGATGCAGGGTTTCAAACTTAACCTTGCAGTGTTTGACGAACAACCGCCCGACGAATTCTTCTCAGAAATAGTAACCAGGACAGCCACCACACAGGGACAGGTCCTGTGCAGCTTTACACCACTCAAAGGCCTAAACGGTCTGGTGTCAAAGTTTTGGCATCAAGAGGAGGGCTATGAACACATCAGGGTTTCATGGGATGATGTACCTGAATATGATCCCTGGGGTGAACCCTTTCTACTCAAAGAAACGAGGCTACAACTTGAACGAGATTACTTACCACATGAGCGTGACGCTCGTCGCAACGGCGTTCCTGTTATGGGCAAAGGAGCTGTATTCCAAATCCGAACCTGGCCCACATACCGCACAGGCGATTACGATTTTAGGAACACTCACGGTCTGCATCGCATTATTGCACTTGACCTTGGCCTGGTCAACGACCGCACTGTGATCAGTCTCATGTATTGGCACCCAGAAGAACAAGAAGCCTGGCTACATCATCAGATAGTGGTAAAAGGCACTGAAGAAGCCAATCCCATGAATTATATCAATCATCTCATGAGACCTGAAGTGTTTGGCACACCCATTGTGTTGCCAGCCGATGCCAACACACAGGGCAGATACACCATGAACAGTCAAAGTATCCGTCAACTGTTTGAACAGTATGAACTCAATGTGCATCCAGATGCCATCATGAATCCACCCGATGACTTGGGCCGACGCACCAATCACAAAAGCTATGGTATCAATGTCATGCGTCAAATGTTAGAATTAGGAACATTACATGTCAATGAAAACTGTGTGGAATTTTTACGCGAGGCTCAAAACTATTATGTGGACCAACATGGACGCTTTAGCGATCCTGATGATTGTATTGATTCAGCTCGTTATGCACTCATTGGATGTTTACAAGGGCTAGCAGAGCCCTATGATGGACGCAGTCCACAACAACGCTTTCAGACGATCCGACACAATTATCGGCTAGCAGCAGCTGCCAGGACCGAATCCAAACCCAATTGGAAGTCTACGTTCAACCCAGTGGGTTAAGACTGACTAAATAAAGTATAATAATTTGGAAAACAACAATGCTTGATATTCGGAATGTAGTAATCAGTAACTTGAACAATCACAAAGGCATGATGGCACGATTTGTTCGTATGAAAAGCCTCTTGGACACCAAAGCTGCTGCCAATCTAAGATTGTTGGCCACAAAAAACAATATCAATCGGGCCAGCGACTACCATTATCTAAACTTGGCTGTAACACAATCAACTGAGCCGGTGAATGGCATAGACTATATCCATCCTGTGGTCAAACCCTGTGTAGACTATGCCACTGCTGTAATTACCAAAGGTCTAGCACAAAATGGCGACATCAATTTTGAATTTGTGCCCGACAATGAAGCAGATGATGATGCTGCTAGACAAGCTACCAACATGGTGCACAAGTTGGTGAACCAAAACAATGATCCACACTTTATCCTACAACATTGGGTAATGGATTCTGTGCTGCACAAGAATGGTGAAATGTTGATTGCTCCCATGCGTGAACAAATTGTTCGCTATGTTACCACACAAGGCACTGAGGATCAACTCAAAGCATTTGAAGCACAAGCAGCAGATTCTGGACTTACTGCACTAAGACAAAGTCGTCGCAAGATTGCAGTAGATCTACAGCGTGTGCAAGCAGAACTACAAAAAGGACTGGCCGAAAATGCTGTTGATTATGATCAAGCCACACAACAACACATTGAACAACAAATTCGCAGTCGTGTAGAAAACTTTGATCCCACAGAAGAAGAATCTGGCACTGCCATGACTCCTTCAGATATCAATCCAGCACAAGATCAACAGAGTCTAGTGGATCAATCAATCACACGCAATACAACCTATGAAGCCAAATACAAACTCACTGGCTACAATTTAAATATCCGGTTTAGACCCATTGCCCAACACTATTGGATGTGCGATCCCACTGTTATTGATATTCAAGAACAACCATTTTGTGGTTTTTACAAACCCATGAGCATACAAGAAGCTTGTGAATTGTATCCCGACATTGATTTAGAATCATTCAAGATCTATGCACAATATTCCAACGTGGGAGCTTATCAGGCAGGTAGTTTGCTGAATAATCTTGCCCTGCACGCTCGTGACAGCGTACCTATCAATGGTTTACCTGCTCAAGGCTACAGTGCCCAGGAACCCGAAGCTAGACAAGTCACAGTGTTGACAGTTTGGAATCGCTATGATATAGATGGTGATGGTGAATTGGAGCTGGTTGAATTGATCTATTCAGGCCAATATGTTATCAGTGCACGTGAAGTAGAATTTATTCCAGTGGCCAACATGTGTCCAAAACCACTTGCACAAAACTTCTATGGTATGAGCATTGCTGAATCAGTGGTGCCCATGCAAGAGTATGCCACTGCTGGTCATAGAGCAGAAATACAATTGGGCCTGTTGCAATCAACTGCACGCATTGGTGCCAAACCAGACAGATTAGACTTTGAAGAACTCATGGATGGCAATTCAGCTATCTTTATTTTAGATTCAAAATTTAATCCAGCCACAGATATCTATCCCATGCCAATTCCACAAGGTAATATAACCTTCTTGGATCAAGCAATGAATCGCATACAGAACGATACCATGGCCATGGTTGGAATGACCACACCACAAGATGTGTTCAATCCCGAAGTCATGGATCCAGGCAATTCTGGAGCCAAATTGAATCTGGCCTTGAGTCCCAATCAAGTGATTCAAGACAACACTGTAAAGAACTGTGCAGAAGGCCTCAAAGATGCCCTATGGTTGGTATGGCGCACTTTGATTGCCTACAGTGATGACTATGGTGTCAAACGCTTGGCGCAAGAGTTTCATCCCGAAAAGAAAGCTGAATTCTTAGATGGTCAGGCATTTGATGATATGAATTTCAATGAACGCAAGACCATACACATTGATCTTGCCTTGGGCATGAAGTCTGAAGAAAACAGCCTACAACGCCTGCAGATCATCAAACAGGCACAACAAGGTCTCACACAAGAAGTCACTGCCGGAGTTACCTCAGGAGCCCTAACTCCCACAGCATTTAAGAAAATGAAAAAGCCTTATGCTGACATGTTGTATGTGTTGGGTGTCAAAGACTGCGATGCTTACTTGCCCACTGAAGATGAAGTCATGGAAATGGTCAAACAAGCACAAACTGCCATGCAAAATCGACAACCAACTCCAGCAGAAGCAGCCGACATTGCAGCCACACAGGCCAAGGCCAAATTGGACAGTGCACGTGCTGATGAAATCACTGCCGAAATTGCAGGCGCCACAGCCAGCAAACAGTTGGAAGGTTATGCCCTGCTCAAAGAGCACAAGGCTCGTGCATTTGGATAAATAAAATACAGTATAGCCAGGAACGGAAATGATTGAACAAGATGTGATAGACGCCTTTAATAACAAAATGGCGGCTAGTTTGACTGATATTAAACGAATGACGCCAGCACAACTGGATAGAGTAAAAACTACAGGCAGTGCAGCAGAGAATATTTTGGCCAATCGAGACTTTGTTTTATTTGTAAGACAGTTTCAATTGGAAACAATGGATGCCCTGACAGAGATCAAAGGACATTCAGCAGATGACGACAGTCACAGAGTTGCATTGACCAATCAACTAGGTGGCATTGAAGGATTTATTGCTGTGCTTAAAAGAGCAAAGTATATGAAAAACCGTGTGGTAACCCAGCAAACGTCCCAAGAGACTGATGCCGAGCCCAACACATAATTTTAAAAGGAGAAACTATGGATAACATAGTTATGGATAGGCCTAATGTCACCTCAGACACGGTCCCGGTCCAAAAAGTCGATACAGGCTTAGATGCAATAGCCGCGAAAATGACCGCAATGCGTAATCAGATTCCGGATACTAAACCAGTCGAGACGGGCGATAAATTAGTGGCAACTAACGAATCTCCCGTGGCGCCAGAAGGTGTGTATAACACAGAGCCAGAAGTTGCAGATCCCGCAACAGAGTATAGTGACAGCAACGATGATTTAGACAGCCCCGAACCCGGTTCGGTAAGCACTGATAATTCGTCTGAAGCAGATATTATTGATTTTTTAGAATTTGCCGATGAACATCCAAACGCCAAGTTTAAGTTCAAACGCAATGGAGAAACAATTGAAATAGATGCCCGGAAAGCTGCAGCCATATTGGGTCAGGGAGCGGCAATAAGCGAAGACGCAAGACGATTAAAGATTGAACGGTCCGAGTTTGATGAATATTCAAAATCTAAACGAGCAGAGACAGAAGGTCTTTTATTGGCAATGGAATTTACGGTAAGGCCGCAATTGCAAAAAGCCTACGATGAAATTGTAAGGACACAAAATTATCAGAACACTTTTCAGCAACAGTTAGCACAAGCACAGGATCCAGCAACACAAGCAAGGATTCGTGCCAATATGGATCACAATGAAAGATACATGCAGTCACAAGCTGCTATGATCAATCAACTGAAACCCAATGTGGATCAATTCTATGATCTACGACGCCAACAGGTTGCAGAAGTTTTACACAACAGTCGTAAAAACTTCCGAGACAGTGAACTGCGTAATGAATATGTTTACAACGAAGTTCGTGACAAGATTGCAAAAGATTGGCCAGGTGCACGGAACCAGATTGTGGCAGGTATTGATAATATAGACCTAATCTCCAGTGAAGAACATATTCTATCATTGATAAGAGACGGACTCAAATATCGAGACAGACCCCGGTCAAAATCAGCAGGTAGTAGTATCGCTGCATTGACCAACAAACGCGGTTCAAGTAGTATTGCAGCCGGACGAGACCAACTTGAAAGTCTTCAAGAGAAAGCCAAAGGGGGTGACCCTGTCGCCCAAAACAATCTTCTAGTTGCAAAAATGAACGCAATGCGTGCAAGTAGAAGACGATAAAAGCCAAAATTAAGGAGATTTATAATGGCAACTATTACAACCTCGGCAATCGGTAATGGCACAACAGCTTATGCTACCGACATCGTCGTTAAAGACTTAGATTTAGATGTATCCAACCGTGTTAAAGATGACACTCCTGTGTTGAACATGTGTATGGCCAAAAAGCGTAAAGTAGTAAGTACTTTGCCCCTGTGGACCAATGACGTTTATCGTTTGCCACAGATTCAAGCACAACAAGAAGGTGCTGCAGTATCTGCTGCTCAAGCAGAAAGCAATCAACGTGCCAATTTGGGTAACTATACTCAGATTTTCAGCACAGTGGTTGGCGCAACAGGCACTGCACGTGCAGTTGAGCAATCAGGTGGTGATCCACAGGCCTATCAAGAAGTCAAGCAATTGATCGAATTGATGTTTGATGTGGAAGCACAGATCGTGCGTAATGACCAAATTGGAACCAAGTATGCTGGCCAAAGCGGTTCAGCATCAGGTGCAATTATTCCTTCAGTATCATATACTGGTTTGTTGACAGGTAATGTAACACCCTACGGTGCTACAGTTGGAACAAGTCCTCCTTGGGGCGGTGCCAATGTTACTGTTGGTAATGCAAATGGTGTTGCTGGTTACACATTGAGTTCCACAACATATTCTAGCGCATTGGGACGTAGAATGGGTTCATTGAACTCATTTGCCGGAACACACAGTTTCAACCCCCTGGGAACAGCTTACACTATTTTCAATAACGAAACAAGTGATTTGCCAACTGCATACAACACTGGCTTTATTGTTGGTGGAACTTATAATACATCTAGTTCAATTGCCAACACTGGTAATGGCTTGGGATCAAGTTTTTATACCTACACAGGCCAATTGCAACAATTTGCACCCAGCTTGTACAAGCAATTGGTTACAACTGCTGAGCAACGCTTCAACGCAAAGATTCGCACTATTGTTTGCCCAACCAGCTTGCGCACACATCTAAGCGACACAATGCCTACCAGCCGTAGCATCAACCGTGTAAATTCAGAGCGTGGCGATACCATTGCCACATATGAAGGCGACTTCAATTACACTTACGAAATCTTTGATTCATGGATCATGGATCAAGTGGGTGCTGGTAATCAAATCTACTTCTTGAATGAAGAAGTGTTGCAATGGGGTAGTTTGCGTGATCTAGGACCCAACAATGAAGTGTTCTCAAATGCAGACGCGTCATTGGACCAGTTCATCATGGAAGGAACTCTAATTGTTCGTAACCCAGCTGGAGTTGCTGCTCTGCACGACATTGCAACTGGCGGAACATCAGTGGCATATGGATCAGGCAACGGTGGAGCCAGTGCTATTATTGGTGGTATCCGTTCAAGTGCAAACGTTGTGCGTTTGACCGCATTTGATGGTCAATCATTCTAATCTAATACTTTAGTATAAGATTTGAAAAATAGGGATAGGGGTCGAGGCCCCTATTCTCTTGACACTAAATACTAGATGAATGAATTAGATACCAACTCCAATGAACTGTCGGGTCCAGAGCCCGAATTTAACGAAGATGCCCATCGTTGGGATCGCGGCGGACTAGTGACCAAAGACAACGGCATTGCTGATCGCTTGTTGCAAAATGATCAGCTGTATCGGCATTTGAAAGGTGAATGGACCCACGAAGGCTATAACAAAAGTAAAAATATTAAAACAACCACCGGACGTGAAAATGGTAAGTTTTATATTCGTCGCGAACAGTTTAATGTAGAATATATCAAAGAACAATGTGCTGAATATCGCCGGCGTGCCGAAGCTGGCTATATGGATCCATTGGCACCTGTTATGCCTGATGGCAAGTTAGGCTATAAATGGATGGAATTGCCAGACATCTTGGCCGAAGACATCAGCAATCGATATTTTGGTGGTATGCCTTGGGCTGCAATCAAACGTGACCGTACGCTAAAGGCACAATTTTATCGTGTGGTAGAAAAAGAATATTCGGCCTTTGTTTGTTATCCTGGTGGTCGGTTGCCGATACCAATCCAAGTACCTTATCCAAATCCAGTAGGAGCAGACAAGTTCTTTGCTGGTGCCAATTTTGTAGGAAAAACCTAATGTCAACTCAAATCGCAGATGCAAATAGCCTGGTGTCTTTCGTACAAGACTTTACTGGCAGCAGCAACAACAGTGAAATTAAAGAATGTATCTATTTGACCGAACTCATGATGCGTAATCTTGAAATTCCGGCATTAAGAACCAATCCATATACCACTGTTGGTATTGCCGACAGTTCTGGATATGTACCAATTCCAGCAGACATGTTAAGACCAATCTTGTTCTTTAATCAAGGGCCCAGTGGCACCAATGGCGGTGTTGGACCGTGGATTGTGTATGACCGTATTGGTGATCGAGACATGATTGGTGAACAGTTGATTCAGAGTTTATATCTAACTCCTGTAAATATTCCACAGGTCTATCGTGGCAAATTTGCTGAAGTTGGACAGTATTATGAATTCTTGCCAGCTCTGGGCACAGGTGCAGTAATCAACCTGTACTACTATACTACATTTCCAGAATTATTCAGTTTAGATAGCACTGGTAATCCAGTTTTGACCAATGTGATTCTGCAATCATGGCCAGAAGGTTATGTATATGGAACCCTACACAATTACTATTTAAAACGCAAGATGCCAGACGATGCAGCCAATTGGTTAAGCAAATACAATCTTGCATGGGATACAGTGGAAGACCAAAACAATAAAGGAAAATGGTCTGGTGGCGATAGACGCTTGACAAGTATTTTCCAACCACGTAAAGATCGCAGATTTTCTGCAAGATAATTAAGGACTAATTCATGCCCGCACTGTATGGTATAACATCAAACGCTAATGTCAGTGTTAGCAACACTACAGGACTTTATATTGGGTCCGGTAATGTAACTATTTTAAATTCAGCCGGAACATTGTTAAATCTACTAAGCAATGCTGGCACAGTGGGATTTTATTCTACCAACAGCGGCACACAAGTTGCAGCATCAGTAGATCCCAGCGGAGTCACTGCCGGCACTTATGGCACTGCCACCCAGGTGCCTGTGATCACCGTGGGTGCAGATGGTCGTATAACCAGTGTGTCAACAGTGGCACCCACTGCGAGTACCTATGGCAATGCCAATGTTGCAGCTTATTTGGCTGCCAACACTGATCCCACCATCAGCAGTTTGAATGCCAACACACAGCAACAACAACTGCAGATCAACACAATCAATGCCAATGTGGCTGCAGCCAATGTTGCAATTGCAAATCAAAATGCTGTGATAATATATCAACAGTCAGAAATTGTTACACTACAAACTCAAGTATATAGCAATGCCAATGTGCAGAGTTACTTGCCAACTTATACTAGAAGTTTGCCCAACTTAAACACTTTGAACACGGTGGGCAATATCACTGCCAACACAGGCAGTGGTTATTTTGTAGGCGATGGTCGTTATCTTGTAAACTTGCCCACACAAGCCAGTACCTACAGCAATGCCAATGTGGCCAGTTACTTGCCTACCTATTCAGGCAATTTTGGTAACCTTTCAAGCACAATACAAATCTTTGGATCTGGTGTGCCCACATATGGCGCCAGCATCACAGTGGGTGCCTTCAATCAGGCCAATATCAATCTGGGTGGTTCAGGATTGTATGCGTCCAATGTGACCATATACAAAACTGACACAACCAGTTTCCAAGGCAATACTTATATCTTAAATTATCTACCTGGTGGCATCAATGCACCCACTGCCACAGGTGGATATCTCACAATCAGCAACACTGCCACTGTGGGCAACATTGTGACCACTGGTGGTGTATTTTGGGCCAATGGTACTGCTTACAGTCCCGCCAATACCTATGGCAACACTCAGGTCACTGCCTTGTTGGCCAGCAATACCATCCCTGTGTCAGGTACATCAATTTACAGTACTGGTATACTTTATGCCAACGGCAACAACAATACCATATTCAATGCAGTGTTGCCCACAGGTGCCATGGCAGTGCCATATGGCGGTGTAGGCATTGGCTTGGATCTGTATGTGCGTGGCAACATCCTGAATCTTGGCACTGCCAACATTGGCAATATAACCACTGTGTCAGGCGTGTTCTGGAGCAATGGTCAACCCTACAGTTCAGGTTCAGGCACCTATGGCAATGCAAATGTGGCAGCCTATTTGCCCACTTACTCGGGCAATTTGTCACCAGGCAATGTGTTGACCAACAATTATCTGTATGCCAATGGTGTCAGTATCTTCACTGGCATTACCAGCAATGCGGCCAGCCTGCAGACACAGATCAACAGTACCAATGCCAATGTCACAGCTGCTAATCTGACCATTGCCAATCTTTCGGCCAATGTGGGTGCATTTGAAACCTATGCCAACATTTATTTTGCCAACTTGCAGGCCAATTCAAATACCTACAGCAATGCCAATGTGGCCAGTTATTTGCCAACTTACTCAGGCAATTTTGGCAATGTCAGCAGTACCATCAATATCACAGGTGGCACAGGTTCCCTGCAGGTTGGTGGTACCACTGGATTCAGCAATGTTACCATTGGTGGCACAGGCTCCTATGCTGGCAATGTTGTGGTATACGGCACTGACATAAATGATTTTGGTAATGTGTATGTGTTGAATCGCAGTCCAGCCTCTGGCAGCACACCCGGCACCAAAGGTGGATATCTCACTGTCAGCAACACTGCCACAGTGAATGCCCTGGTAACCACCACAGGTGTGTTCTGGGGCAATGGTTCACAGTATCAACCCGGTGGTGGCGGTGGCACTTATGGCAACATTGATGTGGCCAGCTTTTTGCCCATATACACAGGTAACATTGGCGGTAACCTGGTCAATACCTTGGGCAGCAATGCCAATATTCAAATTACCACTCTGGGTGCCAATGCAGTTATTGATGCACATTACACCACTACAGGTTTGAGCTTGCCCACAGGTGGCAACAGTCAAAGACCTTACCTTCCTTGGGCAGGTACCATTAGATACAACTCAGACATATATGCTCCTGAATACTGGTCTGGCAATGCCTGGGTGGCCTTTGGCAGCAATGTGGTTGTACCAGTAACCAGTATAACCACAAGATACTTGATTGTGGCCGGTGGTGGTGGTGGTGGACGGGGTGGAGCTGGTGGCGGTGGCGCAGGCGGTTTATTGACTGGTAATATAAGTTTAGCATTAGACGCAACTGCATACAGTATTGTGATTGGAGCAGGCGGTCTAGCCAATCCTGGCACTGGTAGTCCACCTTGTGTCAACAGTGGATTCAATGGCGCCAATTCAACTGGATTAGGATTAACTGCCATTGGTGGCGGTGGTGGCGGCCCAAATTATAGTCAAGCAGGTGGAGTAGTTGGATATGGAGGCTCTGGTGGTGGCGGTGGTGAAGGTTCAGCTCTGGGTGGAACAGGCACTGCTGGTCAAGGAAACAATGGTGGCCAGGGCGGCGGTACCATCAGTCCTTATTATGCTGGCGGCGGCGGCGGCGGAGCTGGCGCAATTGGCGCTGCTGGCAATCCAAGTGGAACTGGCAATGGTGGCAATGGACTAGCTAGCGATATCACTGGAACCAGTACTTACTATGCCGGAGGAGGTGGAGCCAGTACATATCAAAATGGTGTAATTAGTTCAGGCGGTCTAGGTGGCGGTGGAGCTGGATCAGACAATAGTTATAACAGTGGTCAAGGTACTGCAGGCACAGCCAACACTGGTGGTGGCGGCGGAGCAAGTAATAGCCCTACCGGCGGTTATGGCGGATCTGGTGTAGCAATCTTCAGTTATAAGAGCACAACACAAAAAATGACCGGTGGCACAGTTACCACATATGGATCAGGTGCTTGTACATATTATGTTCACAAATTTACTGGGTCTGGTACTTTAACCACAACTTATCCATAAAGGAATTTTAAAATGAGTCATTATGCAAAAGTTTTAGATGGTCGAGTCGTACAAGTAATTGTGGCAGAACCAGAATTTTTTACAACATTTCGAGATACCAGTCCAGGTACCTGGATACAGACCAGTTACAACACTAGAGGCAATGTGCATTATGCTGCCAACAGCAATACTCCAGATGGTGGTGTAGCCTTGCGTGGCAATTATGCTGGCATTGGTTACACATATGATCCAGTCAATGATGTGTTTTACACTCCACAACCTTATCCAAGTTGGACCCTAGATCATGCCACTTGGACCTGGACTGCTCCAGTGCCCATGCCCCAAGATGATAAATTTTATACTTGGGACGAAAACAATCAAACTTGGCAAGCAAGAACATAATGGCCATTAATCCAGTCCGCACCCCTTTTACCAACATGAGCTTCACACCAGATGTGCCCAGCTCGGCTCTTCAGCCCAATGAATACAATGCAGGTTACAATGTTGAAACGGATGTTAGGTCAATCCGATCAGTGGCCGGTGATATACCAATTTTGAGCAACATACCGGGACATGTAACATTTGTCACCGGAGGTTTTAGAGCCAATGACATTTGGTGGTTCATTGTGGCCACACGTGAAGGTGTTTGGTATGCTTTAAATGCCACTGGCATTACCAACATATCTGCAGGTGCAGTGGGCTACAACGGATCCGGCTACAGCAGCAGCACAGTTATTACAGCCACTTGGAATGGCACAGTATTGTTTATCAATGATGAACTAAATCCTCCCATGTATTTGTTATCTAATGTCAATACCCTGCACCTGTATGATAATGCACCTGACAATTATGTTTGGAATTATGATGTAGGTTATGACAGCACTGGTAATGTGGTTCCGTTGTATTCAAGTTTGACCGCTGGATTTGTAAGATTGTACAACAGCCCCAATGTGGGATCATTGTTGGTTGCTGGCAACTTGACTGGCAATATTGCTGCCAATGTGGTGCCATATGGTGGAACAGTGCAGAATTTACCTACCACAATACGCTGGAGTCAAAACTTTGGTCTCAATGCAGGTCCAACAACCTGGGCTCCAACCAACATCAACATTGCCAATGCAGTAGAAGCACCTGTTCGCGGTCCTGTGATAGATGGATTTCCACTTAATGGTAATTTTTATATCTGCAGTTATTGGGACACAGTGGTCATAAGTCCTATTGCTTATCAATCAACCAGTGTTCCTGTATTTGGTCTTAAATTGCTAAATCAAGGGCGCGGTCTATTAAATGAAAACTGCTGGACCAATGTGGACAACAGCGTGTATGGAGTAGATGCACGTGACATATGGCAGTTTGATGGTGGTTCATTCAAACCCATTGGTGATCAACGTGTTAAGAATTATTTTTTCTCAAACTTGAATCTCAATTATGTCAATCAAGTATACTTGGTCAATAACAGTGCTCGATATGCCATTGAACTTTATTATCCCGATTTGAATTCTACCGGCTACTGTAATCAAATGCTAAGTTATAGATATGATTTAGATGTTTGGAATCCACCGCGTCAAGTCACACAGGCCACAATGGCCACAGAAAGTCCTCAATTTATTGGTAATGTTGCCAACTTGGCCAGTCGTTGTGTGGTCTACAGCAATGGATCAGGCAATGTAACTTTGGTAGAAAAAGATTACGGAACATCGTTTCTAAGCAATCCTATCAGCAGCCTGTTTCAAAGAAACAATATCAGTTTTGGACAACCATACAGTGCAAGTGTTCAAGTGCATCGTGTGTTACCAGAAATATATGGCACTGGCAATATAGATATTCAAATTGGCGGAGCCGATAGTGTAGCCGGTAATGTCACTTACCGACCCACAGTGTCCATGCCAATTGTGACTGATAATCCTTGGGTTCAAATTGATCAAAATGAAGCCCGAGTAAATACTTTAAGAGTCAGTGCCAACAGCACTGTGAATTCATGGCAAATGTCATCGGCCAATTGGCAAATAACAGTTGTGCAGGACACAAGGTAAACAATGAGTAATTTTGCATTAGATACTGGTTCCAGTGCCGGCGATATTATATCCGGATTAAATTATGCCTTGGCCAACCTGGGTAATCAAACTGGAGCTGCAACAACTACGGCCAATGTACTAACGGCCAATATTCAAACTGGTAATATATCTACAACATATTCCAATATTGCTGGTTACCCATCTACAACTATTGTTAGTTACTTGTATGGCTATTTGGATGTGGCCTATGCCAACACTGCCACAGGCGGTGGCTTTACCAGCAACAGCGCCAATCAAAAATATTATGGTATTCGTAATACTTCAACACCGGTGTTTGATACCAATCCTGTAGATTACAGTTGGTATCAAGTTGTAGGTGGATTTGGCTCTACCAAAAGTCTATTCTATCAAAATGTTGGTGGCAACCAAATAAATTTTTACATAGGTACTGCGGCTCCCACTGTTAATTTTAGTCCAGTGCTGGATTCAACACCCATCTTGTTGTCCACCCTGGCCAACAGCATTGTGACCAGCAATACCATTCAACCCCAAGCAGTGACCAATGTACAGATTGCCAGCAATACCATACAGGGCAACAATATTCAGCAGAATACCATCACTGGTAATCTAATACAGGCCAATACCATCACTGGTAATCTAATACAGGCCAATACCATACAAGGCAACAGTATTGTGGCCGGCAGTATCACTGCCACACAACTACAGGCCAACTTGTTGACAGTGGGCAACATTGTGAGTTTTGGTCAAACCATAGAAAGCACCAGTGGCACAGGATATTGGTTGGACTACACCAATGGCAATGTTTATTTTGGTGGCAATACCACTATTGGCAATACATTACGAGTTGGTACTAATGCCACTATAGGTGGCAATTTGAATGTTACAGGTCTGGTCACTGCAGGCAATTTACAAAGCAACACAGTAAATACTACAACCATTGTGCAATTTGCTGTCAGTAATGGTATTGGTGCCAGTAGTAGCAATTGGGTCACTTACAATAGTCCTATTTTAGCTGACAACAATACCAACAGTTCAGTGTATTACATTTATCCGTATGCCACTGCTACCATAAGCAATGTTGCAACAACATCTTATGTGTATATAAATGCCAATTACAACAGTTATTTTGTCAGTTCTTCTAACAGCACTTATACCATATATGCCAGTTTGTTACAAAGTCAATCTGGCGTTTCAGGCAATGCTGTGTTACAAAAACAAACCACTGTGTTTAATACCACTGCCAATGCACCAAATTATCTAAATACTAGTTTTACCTATTTGGACCTTGGCTTGGGAGCAACAGGTACTAATAATTATACCTATTACATAGCATGGAGTGTATATGGTCCTGTTGCTGGCCAACAAGTTAGTAACTTGACTTCAGTTACATTTTATGAAGGAACTTTGGTCGCACAAATATTAAAAAGATAATGTATACAATTTATAACAACATCACCGGCGAAATATTGTACACTTTGTTTGGTACTGGAGATCTTGTGACTGATAATTTACAAGCACATACTTACATTGCAGGTAATTATGACAGTCAATCTTACTATATCGATCTTGCGACACAACAGGCTGTAAGCAAAGGTGATCGACCAAAATTGACCAGTGTATGGAATTATTCAACACAGTGTTGGCAAGATAATCCAGATCAAGATGCTGCCAATGCAAGAATACAAAGAAACAATTTGTTGAAATTGGTAGACAGTGTAAATCCCATTTGGTACAGCACACTGACAGGTCAACAACAAAGTGAATTACAGGCCTATAGATCAGCTCTGTTGGCAGTACCGCAACAGGCCGAATTTCCAACCACAATAGAATGGCCAACCAAACCTGTTTGGTTATGACGCGGTAAATACAATATTGGAAACAGATAAATGTCAAACTATACATCAGCAGAAATAGCAAAAGCCATATCAGACATGCAAGCCTCTGGGGCAAGTAATGCTGACATTGCAGCGGCAGCAGTAGCGGCCGGAGTATCTGCCAGCGAAATAGCAACTGCAACAGGTGTTGATGTTGGCACTATCAATCAAATATTTCAAGATTCAGGAGTTACTCCAGTACCGGAACCTGTTGCTCCTGCTGTTCCTTATGTTGCAGGCAATGGGCATCTTATGGTGCCAGATGGTGGTCAAGATGACAATGGTCAACCATCCTACATTGACCAAGGAGTCCAACGCACACCTGCCAGTCCTGCACCAACACCAACGGCTCCAGTGGCACCATCTACATCAACAACTCGAACTGCTGATCTAAATCAATACAATAGTCAAACACAAAATGGCATTAAAAATGCTGGTTTAGATTCAGTAATGAATTCGGTGGTCAACGGAAGCAATATAAGCGATCTTGTCAAACAAGGACTGACACCACAAGCCATTGGCCAATATAAAGATGCATCGGGCAATATGTTAACTGCTGCACCCAACACATTCATGGTCAGTAATCCAGATGGTTCAGGTGGTGCATTAAATTATTTCTTTACTGTAGATCCCAAGACAGGCACAACTGCACCTATCAGCAATCCTGCACAAAATTTAACTTATACACCTGGAAGCCCTGGTGGTGTTATCAATGGCCTGATATCACAAGCCGGCGATATTATTAAAACAGTTGCTCCTATGGCACTAGATATATTATTAATAGCCAATGGTATTGATCCTGTAACAGCTGGTGCCATTACTGGTAGTGCCAGTGCTGCTGCCCATGGCGGCAATTTAGGTGACATAGCCAAAGGTGCAATAGTTGGCGGTGCCAGTGGATATGCCGGAGGAGCTGCCAGTGAATATGTAGGTGCTGGTGCTCCTATCCTAAGTGGAGCTGCTGGCGGTGCAGCCGCAGGCGCAACTGGAGCTGCATTAACAGGGCAAGACATAGTTCGAGGTGCTGCAACAGGTGGCATCATTGGTGGTGGCGCTGGTGCCGCGGGCCTAGGTGAGGTTGCACAAAACGCAGTTGACACTGCTGCCGACACTGCTGATATCAACAATGCATTAAAAACATTTAATGCTGATAATCCAGGTGCAAGCCCTACAGCCCAAGCAGACTTTTTAATAAACGATCCAGACCTAGGATCATTCAGTGCCAAACAGATTTCAACTGCATTGGGTGCCAGTAATCCCATTAGTCAGGCCGCGGCTGTTATGGATGAAACATACGTATTAAATAGTCAAGAAACGGCGGCCAGACAACAATCTACTCCTCCAGGGCCTCCCGCCGCTCCAGTGGCTCCTACACAACCGGCTTGGGTACAAGATTTGGCAGACGCTTATAATTCTGCACAAACTACACATGATTGGTCTGCAGTTGAAAATATTATCAAAGCCAATGGCCTAACAGCTGATCAGATAGCACAAACATACAACATTACAAATCCCGGCACACTGTCTAACATTCAAGATATAGTGGCCAATGGAGCAGGAACTCCAGATACTGCACCAGTGGTAACTGCACCGGTGGCACCAACAGATAACAATTTAAATACAGTTACAGTTACTGCACCTGGTGGCGGTGGCGGATCAACTATTACTCCAACGATCACACCAATTACTGGACTAGGCGGTGGACCAGCAGCGCCAACCTTGCAAACTGTGGAAGTGACAGCTAAAAAAGGAACTGATCTAGAAGCTCCTGCAACTCCACCAGTTACTACCCAACCAGTTGTTCCAACCTTGCAAACTGTGACAGTGACAGCTAAAAAAGATCCAGGGTTGACCGTTCCACCTACACCTCCATTGGTGCCTTTAACACCTGTGGTGACTCCAAATACAGTTGTGCCGCCAGTGACTCCAGACGCTCCGGTTACACCACCAGTGGTTGTTCCTCCTACAACACCTACTCCTCCTCCTACAACACCTATACCACCAACTTCTAGCACAGCATCAGTTCCTGCATTACAGCTGTCTGGTCTAGTTGATCCTGGATTGAATCCGGGTTGGTTGGTAAATGGTGCTAATCAGAATTTTTACAATACCACGAATCCAGTGCAAAACACCTATTATTGGGGTGCACATCCTTATATGATGAAGCAGTCAGATCTGTCCAGTTATAACAATGTACCAGGGGCACCTGCTACACCATGGGGCCTGCAAAATCTACAACATCCCATTGGATATGATGTCATGGGTAAACCAATTTATCCCACTGCAAGTGCTCCGGCAACACAGGCTGCAAAAGGTCCCGGTACACTACAACAACAATTGGGTGCTGCTTGGAGTGCCGGCAATTATGCACAAGTAAATAACTTGGTGCAACAGAATCAAATAACAACCAATCAAGCCCGAGGTGTGTTTGGTTTCCAACCCAGTGACTTTGCTTTTGCAGCTGCACATGGAGTTAATTTAATACAACCAGTAGCACCCAGCAGCGCAACTGCCACAAGCAGTACATAAAGAACAAAAGGAAATATATTATGAGTTTTGGAAAAGGAACAACAGTCAATGCAGCACAGCCAACACAAGCACAAATTGATCAAATAAATGCCACTACAGGTTTTTTGAAAGGCTCAATTATTCCTACATATCAACAAGTGGTGCAGGGTCAAAATGCTTTGTACAATCAAACAGCGCCTGGTGTTACCAATGCTGCACAAAATTTAGCAGGTATTGCTGGGCAGGCACAGAATGTTTTGGGTTCAACAGGCCAAAGCGCATTACAAACAGGCATCACCGGTCTGGAAAATGTGTTTGATCCCACTTATACACAAAATCAAATCAATGCTGCATTGGCTCCTGCACAGGCACAATACCTACAAAACTTGTCATCACAAGGTGCACAGTTTGGTGGCGCAGGTCAAATTGGATCGGCAAGACAAGCCTTGGCTGGACAACAATTGGCAGGTGCCAATCAAATGAATCAAGCACAATTGGCTGCACAGGTTCAACAAGGCATTGCACAACAACAATTACAGGCTGGATCAACCCTGGCACAATTGGGACAAGGCGGACTTGGACAGGCCATTGGTGCAGCCGGACAAGGTGTTGCAGCCAGTATGACACCA